ACCCGAGAAAGAACGCGGAGGGCTACAACGACCCGACGCCCTACGCAGCCGAAAAACACATGATGGCGCAGATCCGCGGCAAGCAGGCCAGAGTCGCCGGCGGCTACTTCGAGAATATCATCTCGGCCTCGTGCGACTACTACCTCAGCCGCGGCCTCGCCAAGATTGAAAAGACGCCGGAGCCCATGAAGCCCCTCGGCGCCAAGAACCGCAAGGGCCAGTTCCTCGCCTGCTATACCAAGCAGGCCCAGCCGGACTATGGCGGCACCCTGAAGGGCGGCCGGAGCATCTACTTCGAGGCCAAGCACACCGACGACGAGCGCATCGAGCAGCGCCGGCTCACTCAAGAGCAGCAGGACGACCTCGAGGCCCATCACAAACTCGGCGCCATCGCCTTCGTGCTCGTCTCCATGAGCCTGACGGACTTCTACCGCGTGCCGTGGCCCGTCTGGCGCGACATGGCCGAGATCTACGGCCGCAAGTACATGACGCACGCAGAGCTCTCCCGCTACGAGGTGCCGGCGACGGCCGGCTTCATCAAGTTCCTGCACGGCATCGAGTCGGAAGTGCTCGGAAAGGAGGCCGCCCATGACCCCACTCCCTGACAAGAAGTACAGCATCATCTACGCCGATCCCCCGTGGAGCTATCAGAACCGCGGCACCAGAGCAGCAGCCTCCAAGCACTACGACACCATGACCATCGAGGACATAAAGCGCATGGACGTCGGAGCTGCGGGGGGGGTATTGCTAACGAGGATTGTGTGCTTTTCATGTGGGCGACCTTCCCCATGCTCCGCGAGGCCCTCGACGTGATCGAGGCGTGGGGCTTCAGCTACAAGACCGTCGCCTTCAACTGGGTAAAGCAGAACAGAAACGGCACCGGCATCTTCATGGGGCTCGGAAACTGGACGCGCAGCAACTCAGAGATCTGCCTGCTGGCGACCAAGGGCAAGCCGAAGCGCATCAGCGGCAGCGTCCGCAGCGTCGTCCTCTCCCCGCTCCAGCAGCACAGCAGAAAGCCGGCCGAGATACGCGACAGGATCGTCGAGCTGATGGGAGATCTGCCCCGCATCGAGCTTTTTGCCCGAGAAGCCGCCCCGGGATGGGACGTGTGGGGCAACGAAGCGCCGACGCCTGAAGTCAAGGACGCGCCAGCCGACAGCGTCGAGCTGGCCGGAAAGGAGGAAACGCATGAACCAGACAACCAAAGAGACCCGGCGCCGCAGCTATGACGCCGTGCTACCAAAGCGGGCCGCTCGCTGCCGCCTGATCCTCGAGACCCTCGGCAACCGTGAGCTCACGGCCAGCGAGATCACCGAGGAGCTCGTCGCAGCCGGCAGGATCCCGTACTTCAACCGCAACTACGTCGCCCCGCGGCTCACAGAGCTGAAGGAGATCGGGATCCTCACGACGGTCGGCCGCCGTAAGGCCACCCGCTCGGACGCCACCGAGGCCGTGTGGGCCAGAGCGGAGCCTTCAGGCCCCACGGGCCAGACGGCCGCAGCCTACGCAGACAACCCGGCCGAGGCCGAGCAGATGACGCTCGGATCGGCCACCTGAGAGGAGGGCCAGCATGGAACGTCTGACCCACGAGAGAGTCAACGGCATCAAGACGGGCTACTGGAGCGCAGCCACCAAGGAGGTGCTCGTCCAGAAGCTCGCCGCCTACGAGAACACGGGCTACGAGCCCGACGAGATCCGCGCAGCCATTGAACAGGCTGCCAAGAACAGCGAAACCAAGACCGCGACCATCATGGCCGAGTGCATCGCCGGAGCGATGAAGGACACGCTCGAGAAGTATGGCACGGCCGGCAGCGGAAAGAAAGGAGGCGCCAGATGAAAGACTACAAAACCATCACCCGGGAGAAGGTCGACGCCGACCCCGGAGCTGCTCGATACATGAGCGAGACGCATCTGCTGGAGGAATGGAGCGACAAGCTGCTCGACCTCGTCCTCAACGGCCCAACGCTCAACGGCTTCAGGAAAGACGAGATCCGGGCCGCCCTGCGCCAGACCTACACGGCCCTGAAGCAGTACGAGCAGATCGGCCCCATGGCGTCGCCGTACATGAACGACCCGTCGGCCATCGTGGCCCGGGCCTTCGCTGAGCTCTACCCCGGCATCGACTACCATGCGCAGTTCGTCCCCGACCTGTGCGACGAGTCGGGCAACAGAGCCTTCGGCCTGGCCATCTTCCCCGACGACGGCAGCACGCCCATCGTCTGCATCTCGGCCGAGGCGCCCATCAGTGCCGCCCCTGAGCTGCTGGCCCACGAGCTGGCTCATGTAGCAACGCCGGAGGACAGAGACCATGGAGAGGCATGGAAGGCGGCCGAAAAGGCCATCGGCGACAAGTACGACGAGATCCTCAACGACATGATCCCCGACGACGATCCGGGCGTGCTCGTCCCTCACGAGGTCGGCGACGGCGGCCTGCTGCTCATGCCGACCCGGGCCCACATCCCGGATCCGCAGCGTGACGACTGGAAGCCCGCCACCTGCCCCATCTGCGGGGCCGAGTGCTGGGAGACCGAGATCCACCGGCAGGCGCTCGCCGCCGAGCCTGGACTCCGGGCCGTCTGTACTGACTGCGGCCTGCGTGGAGCTGACAGCATCGGCCTCGTCGACACCAGCAGCAAAAAGGAGGAAAAAGACCATGAATGAGAACAGAAACAACAGCGGCACCGCGGGTGGGATCGGCTTCTGCGGGCTGCTGACCATCGCCTTCATCGTCCTGAAGCTCACCGGCGTCATCTCGTGGAGCTGGCTGTGGGTACTGGCCCCCATCTGGATCCCTGCGGCCATCGTCCTCGCCGTGCTGCTGGTCGTCCTGATCGTCGTCCTCGTGAAGGAGGGCGTCAAGCAGACCGAGGAGAAACAGCGCCGGCAGGAGCGCAGCCTCGGCATCGACGAGCAGGCCCGCCGCTACGGCCTCGAGCGCCAACCCGGGGAGACCGACCTCGAGCTGAAGAAGCGCATCGCTTTTCTCAAGCAGGCCGAAAGGAGGGCCGGGAACAGATGATGGACGAAAGAGAACGCCGCGACATTATGCTGCGGGCCATTCACCGCTATGGGGAGGCCGCTCAGATCGACATGGCCGTCGAGGAAATGGCCGAGCTGACCAAGGCCCTCTGCAAGGTCAAACGGGCGACGCCCGGGGCCACCACCACCGCAGCCATCGCCAACGTCATCGAGGAGATCGCGGATGTCCAGATCATGCTCGACCAGCTCCGGCTCATATTTGCCCGCAGCACCGACGAGGTCGAGGAGGACAAGCTGCGCCGGCTGCTCGGACGGCTCAACAGCTACGCCGAGTCCAACCTCCACGACTGGCTGAACAAGCAGCCCGAGCCGGGGATCTGGTGCCGCACGGTCGACGCCGGGGCTCAGCCTCGCGAAGGAGGTGCCCCGAATGAATAAGGCAACCTGCCGCGGCTGCGGCGCCCCCATCGTGTGGATCAAGACGCCCGCCGGGAAGGCCATGCCGTGCGACCCGGCGCCGGTCTATTACAAGGCCACGCCGGACGGCAAGGACAAGGTCGTCACCACCCGGGGCGAGGTCGTGAGCTGCGAGATCGTCCCCGGGGCCAATGCCACCGACGCCGGCTACCGGCCACACTGGGCCACCTGCCCGCAGGCCGACCGCTTCAAGAGAGGAGGCCGCCACCATGAATAGAGACAAGGCCCGCGAGCTGCTGGAGAAAGAGCTGCGGATCCGGCCGACCGTGAAGGCGAGCGCGATCTTCACCGGCAAAAACGGGAGCATGGGCTTCCGGGCTGGCCGCTTCTACGACGTCACCATCGTGAAGCGCAAGGGCGAGGTCGTGCTGATCGCACCGGATGACGGCCTCAAGTGCCCCTACTCGTCCCTCGACACCATGCTGAACAACTGGCACACCCTCCGCGTGATTTTCAACAGGTAAAGGAGGAAACCCATGGCAAAAGACAAACCCCTACCGCAGGCCGGCCCCGAGCTGGCCGAGTACACCACGGCCGCGCAGCCCAAAGCCTACGCCGACGGCGTCCCTGTGTTCTGCGCCCACGACGCCATCGTCCCGCTGAAGGATCTGCGGCCCAACCCGAAAAACCCCAACCAACACCCGCCGGAGCAGATCAAGCTCCTGTCCTCCATCATCCGGGCCACCGGATGGCGCGGGCCCATCACCGTCAGTAAGCGCAGCGGCTACATCGTCAAGGGCCACGGCCGCATGATGGCCGCCGAGCTGGGAGACATGACCGAGGCCCCGGTCGACTATCAGGACTACGCCAGCGAGGCCGAGGAGCTGGCCGATCTGACGGCTGACAACCGCATCGCGGAGCTCGC